GACACACTCTTTCTTGCTTTCGCTTTAGCTGAAGCATCAAGCCCACCCAAGTCTGCGCTCGCAACAGCAGGCACCACCACTGTTGCTGTGGCTGTAGCACTTGTGCCACCAAGCGACGATGCGCCAGTAACAGAATGTATGACTGTTGCTGATGCTGTGGAACTGATGCCACCAAGCGACGATGCGCCAGTGGCAAAATGTTTGACTGTTGCTGACGCTGTAGCATTTGTGCCACCAAGCGACGATGCGCCAGTGGCATTCATTGGGAATGGTGAACCATCCAAACCAACTGTGGCATCATCCAGTTCAGATGTGTCGAGCGTAAACCTGCTGAACGCCATAGGCGAACTAACTTGCGAGAGTCAACGAAACAGTGAGATTGCCTGAACTGATTGTGTACGTGTCACCAGCCGTGTACGGGTTAGCTGTGATAGTGCCAGAGAACAAGAAGTTCCCTGCCGACAACGCATCCCAACAAGTGAAATGATTTGCATCTTCCGATCCAGCAATGTTTGTCCAACTGATGTCAGCATCCGATGCCAACGCACCAGTAGTAGAAACACCAAACGACACAGACTTCCGTGTCGTCTCAACAGCAGGATTTGCTGTACCAGCAGCACCAGGATCACCAGTGTGGAGTTTCACGTATGGTACGGCCACCGAGAACGCTGTTGCGTTACCCAATGCGTTCATCCATGCGTTGCCTAAGTATGCGCCTATTCCGTGTGCCATTAGTCTTCAACCCTTTCAGTGATTGTGAGAATGCGTCCTTCAGCGTCACGTTCAACAGTGCGCACAGTTGGCTTTGACTGTGGCATGTTGACACGCACCACAGTCTCAGGAACATTGATGATCGGTGCAGGAACATTCACAGCCGGTGGCGTGTAGTTCAACACCACTTCAGGCATATTGATGTCCATGTTTTGTGACTTCACTTCGTAAGCAGCAGCAGGATCAGCAGGATTGATTTGTGACAAACCCTGCAACATCACTGAAGGCACACCAGTGTGCAAGATGTCTGGCAAACCAAGTGAAGCCAAGACTGATGCTGGATCAAAACCTGTAGTGATCAAGCGTTGTGCCATCAGCACTTTGCGATCCAGCTCAGACAAGTTCGCAGCTGACAAATCCACGTTGGCCAAAGGAACCCGATACACCTCGCCACCTTCAACTGGTGGCATGTCCTCGATGCGATGGATGTCGTTGATTGACAAGAAGCCTGATTGCAGACCTGTTGAGAATGCTGCATACCGTGAAGCCTGATCGCCACGTAGCAGACCGTCAACATTGAACTTCAGGAATGCTCGACTGTCCAACAACTTCTGGTAGCCATCTTCAATCTTGGAGATGTACGGACGCAAGGTGTGTTGAACGAAGTGGATACCGTTCTGTTCTACCGACGCATAAGACATTGCTCCAGCTGTGGTGACACCAAGCATTGATGGTGGACACCTGAAGATACGACCAATCTCCTCGATGGCAAATCGGCGTGATTCTAGGAACTGTGCAGAATCATTGTCAACGGTTGTCTTCGTGAACTTTGCTCCACCGAACAACACGCCTGGACGATGTGACCGGCGCAAACCTCTGTGACCTTCTTCAAACGAGGACACTAAATCTTTGGCTTGTTCACGGGTCAGGTTGCCTGGGAACTCGATGATGCCTGAAGCCGATGAGCCTTGACCGAAAAATCGTGCAGCAAACTCTTCTAAGGCTTTAGCCAAACCGAGGTTCTCTTTGATCAAATCTATTTTGGAACGGCCACGCAACTCGCCTGGCAAACGCAGTTCCGTGATATGGATCATGTCATCAGATTGAATGATGTCCCGTTGGTCGTAGATGTAGATCGGTCTGCGAGTCACTTGATCACGACTGCATTCAACCTTCTCAGGGTTCAACACCACTAGAGCTGCAACACCTTGATCATCACGAACGACCCGTGTGAACGAGTTGCCATTCAACAGCAACGAAACCAGCACCTGTTGGAAGTGTTCAGTGCGTGTCACACCAGTTTCAGGAATGTCCAACCACAATGGTCGAGGACGGAATGCTTTGCGTTCTGCGCCTACACGAATGTAAGTGTCAACAGGCAAAGTTGAAATTGAATCAGAGATGAGACGCACACAGGCGTACACAGCCTCAATCTTTAGTGAATCTATTTGGGTGACTGTTGTGCCAGAGTTTGTTGAAGTGGCGAAACCTTCACCAGCTGCGAACAATGACTGGAATGAGATTGCACGATCCTCGGTGCCTTGGTTCAGAAGTCGTGACAACATTTACTTTTTGACCTTCCTCTGCCCACGCTCAAATGCGAATGCGAACAATAGAACTGTGAAGCCGACGAAGATCAGCCCGATGGGTACCGACACCAAGAATACCCCAAAACCGATGAGTGAAACAGCGAACAGTTCTAGCAGGAAGATTGTCATCTCACTAGACTACAAAGAAACCTGCTACTGGTGCGACTTCCTGTTTAGATGTCGCACGATCCGATGCGATAGCCAACGCAATCGCAGCGTCAATCTTACGCTTCGACTTACCTTTGGAGAGTCGCCAACCTGATTCAGTTGATCGTTGCGCAGCCGACAACACTTGATCAGCAAACATCGGATCACCATCGTGAGCGATCACCTGATTGACAATCAACTCATACAAGTTGCCACAGGCTGGAATCATTCGTGCAGCTGACTGAGGGAACTCCACCATCACATGATTCTCGGACAACACTTCAGCTGAACGCTGGAAGAACGCAGGGTCATAAGCGTTCTCAACCACGTTGAACTGTCCGTTGATGTCACGAATGTACTGTTCAACAGCAGACACATCCATCGCATTAGCGTCAGGATGCCAAATCTTTGAGCGAACAACCACACGACCATCCTGAGGTTGAGCAATAACAACAGCTATCGAGTCATGCTTCAAGGCCATATCGACACCAACAAAGGTAGGCAAATCAGGTTTGAGTTGCATATCTGACCGGCATAACTCCCAAGCTCCAGCCGGTAGCCAGGATTCACCATCTGTGCGAACCCATTGGTTCAGACGATAGCGACGCATCGCAATCTCAGCCGTCTGGTTCATGCTGACTTCCATGTCCTCGATGTCCAGCAGCCCTTCAGCTAGGTTCGGGTTCGCAGCAGCCCAACCGTCACGATCCGAAATCAAACAACCCTCTGGAGCTTCCCACCAGAAGAACCCGAACCGTTCATCAACCTGGTCGCCTGCAATCACACGCTTGCCGTAGTTGTATAAACGGCCACACAACGAATCAGGATCATACCCTGCTGTAGTGATACCGATGATCTGAGGGTCTTTACGTGCGCCCATACTCAAACTCAAGGCGTTCCAAAGTTCCTCGTTTGGCTGCACGTGAACCTCATCAAAAATCACACACGAAGCATTTAGGCCTTGTTGAAGTTTTGCGTCAGCTGACAACACTCGATAGATCGCCCCAGTTGAAGGCACCTCGACCACATCTCGGTACACCTTGCAAATACCAGACAACGCAGGTGACTGACTGATCTGCCACTTCGCCTCATTGAATACAATCCTTGCCTGCATCCTGTCACCAGCAGCTGAATACACCTCAGCCCCAGGCTCGCCCTCGATCAAGCCATAGAGTGCGACAACAGACCCCAGCAAACTTTTCCCATTCTTCCGAGCCAAACCCACAATGCTGCGCCGGTACCGAAGCAGCCCATCAGCCCGACGCTCATACAACGATTCCAACAAACCCTTCTGCCAACCCGTCAACCTCAACCCCTCACCAGCCCTCACACCCTTGCTCACATGCAAGAACGTCTCAGCGAAGTCGGTGACTTGTTGGCCGTCAGACCTCGGATACAGCTTCGGTGTCGACCACGCTGGACTTGCGTTGCCTGTATTGATCAAGTTCATTTGCCACCCTTATCTCTTGAAGACCTAATCTCGCTCGATCCGAAGGGGTGAAACCCATCAAACTCATCCAAGCTGTGTTCTGCGCATCCATCTGCTCGATCTGTTTCACAGCAGGATGCGTCACCACCTGACCATTCGGGCTGGTGTACCACCGGCGTTCGACATCTTCGCCAAGCCACAACTCCAGATCGGCAATCTTGTCGAAGTTCTTGCACAACCTGGTCATCAACGGAACATCGTGCAGCTCCGACAGATGCCGTCTCCCACCAGTCCACAACACCTGCCAGTAAGAGGTGCCAACCAAACCGAACCCTTCCGGCACCGAAGGCACAACGGCCAAGTCCACCAGCGCAAGCGCACTCGATGACATCGGTTGAGCTTGCAAACCGTTGCGAATACGTGAACCGTTCAAACGCTTGCGCTCGATTGGCATCGCCTTGTTGCCTCGTCCAACTCCAGTTGATTTTTCGGCCATGCCTCAAGGATAGCCACCACCCCTCCACCGACCATGCGCATCTTGCGCACGGCTGGGCCTCC